CCCATCCCGAGGGTTGATTATTGGAATGTTAGGTTTTGAAGTGCGATCTCACCAACATAGTCAGCCGCGTTACCGAAGCTAGATGCTGTGTTAGTTAATTCGATATAACCATAACGTGTCATAAATGATACGACTGGTTCGAATGTTGTAGGATCTAGAACAACACCAGAACTCATCAATGGAATATATGGGCAATAGAAAGCGGCTGCGTCAGTCTCGCTTGAACCCTTATAACCAACTAGAACTGGTTGTGTGTCTGGAGCATAAGAGTTAACGAAAACTCTCATTGCACCGTTCAATGTACCAACAAACTTAGTGTTTGTAGGTGCTTCGAATGTACCTTCAGTTGTACGTGCAAATGCTGAAGTAGTTGCAGATTGCAATACTGTCAATGATGCTGGAGATACAACTGCCCAGTTACCTGCACCACGGCGTGTGCGTTGTGCGATCAAGTTAGCAACACGGTTGATAAGAACAGCTAAGGCAGCGTGTTCGTCACCAACGTATGTAGCTGTACCAGATACAGTAGCTTGGTTATATGTGTATTCTGTTGTCGCTAGAGTTGCTAGAGACAATAAGATTTCTTGGTCAATTTCAGCAGTAATTTCTTGTGCTAACGCTGCCATGATTTCTGCTTCAACGTCAATACCATGTTGGCTTTGAGCGTCTTGAGCCGCTTCAAATGTCCAACGTGCTTGTAACTTACGTGACTTAGCTTCAACAGCTTGACGCAAGATTTGTACGCTGATCTGACGACCACCGTTACCTTCAAGACTTGCTGTATCAGCAGCAGTATATGAAGAAACTGCTGTGCCGTTAGCAACATCACCGCGTGTGCGAGAATATGCTTGTGCAATCTTGAATGGTGACAATGCTTCTTCACCAGCTGTTACGTCTGTATTAGCTGCTGATGTGTCATTTAGACCTTGAGCATAACGAACACGTAGAGTGTGGATTTGACCAACAGGACCTGTCATTGGCTGAACGCCTACCAACTCGTTAGCGATAACTGTTGGCATTACACGACGGATAACTGGAAGAATCACACGGTTTAATGTAGCGATGTTACCAGCTGTTGTTGTGCCAGCTGAAGATTCAGATAGCAACTGTTTTTTTGGTGTTTTCTAAAATAACACCCATTGTTGAACGGCGAGTACCTTTAAGACCTTCAAGTAGGGCTTCTTTGGTCTCGTCCCAACGGCTTTCTAATAGAACTTGTGACATGTATATTTCTCCTAAATTATTATGTCTTTATTTTTAAAGCCCTGCCAAACGCTTAAGGTCTATGACGTTACTACGGTCTTCGACTTCAACTTGTTTTGTGGCAGTTTTATCTCCAGTTACTGATTTAACACTTTCTGATAGAACAGCCTTCTTTGCAGATGGCTCTTTCTTTTCAGTAATGTTATTCAATACTGCTGGAAGATACTTATCAAAAGCGGCCTTTAGACGAGGTGTTTGGACGCTTTCTAGTAAATCACGCATTACGCCTGCTTTCTCCTCATTTAGAGTAGATAGCAATTCATCCATTGTCTTTTGACGTTGGTTGCTTTCAGCGATGATACGGATTTCACGTTCTTTGCTTTCCACTAATTTCTTAGCTTCAGCGACTTTAACAGTAGATTCGGCTAATTGATGATCTTTTTCTGCTAACGCTTGCATTAACTTGCGTGTTTCTACTTTCTCATTTAAATGAGTAGCAGAGAACTCAGCAGCAAAAGTTTCAAAAATACGGCGACCAAAATCGTTTTCACGAGCGGCGCTAATATCTTCTTTCAATTGAGCCATTTCACCCTTAAGATGTTTTGTAACAGATTCGTTAACTCTCTTTGCACTTTCAGCAACAAAACGTGCCTTCAATGTTTCTAATTGTTTACGACCTTCAGCAACTAACTTAACCTTAGCTTCAACAACAGCTTGCTTGTCTTGTGAGAATTCTTTGATTTCACGAGCCAATGCAGAAACAATAAATTGTTCTAACTTTTGTTGACTTTCTAGTTGTAGTTGGCGTTCTGCACGAAGTTCTTTGATTTCTTCAGCTAAGTGTTTAACCATAAAATCATTGAACTTAGATACATTCTCACTTAGCTTACGCTTCGCTTGAACACGGTCTTCGTGCATTGCTTGTCTTTCAGCATTAAATTCTTCAATCTCTGCTGTAAGACCATCTGTTACCATTTTATCAAGGGCTTCTACCATTATTGTCTTATCATGTTCATAACGTTGTGCGAATTCTTCACGAAGTTCAGCACGAACTTGCTCACGGGCTTCATTCAACTTAGATTCCCATGCTTCATTCAAAGCAGTGGAAGTTTCTTCATTGATAAGGCCAGACTCAAGTAATGGTTTGATAGCATCTAACATGCTTGTATCCCCTTATTTAATTTTGAGATCCTTGATGAGGCGAGTTACTTCCTCACGCAGATATCTCTGTACTTTTTTGTCTTTCTGTGCATCTTTTGCAATATCTAACATTTTATGACCATGACGCATGTTCATCATGCCTTCATAAATTGCTTTTGGATATGCATTTGGTGCACTGGGTTGAGCGACAATATCAACCGTGACTATTTCAAAGTCACTAACTTGCCCATTCATGTCGTTTACATTACCTGATCCACGACTTGAAACTCCTAATTTTACTCCACTCTCCAACATGGTAGACACTAACTGTCCCATTGGGGTAGGTAAAATCTTTAACTTGCCGAATCCATTTGGACCATCCATCCACATTTGAGTAATCATATGTGAAACACGATCCAAATTGATTTTTAAATCATCAGGGTGATCTACCTCACCCAACACAGAGTAACCGGTTTTGATTTGTTCGTTGAGAGTATCTACAGCACTTTCAATTTCAGATACAGGGTAAACACGCTCATTGGCGTTCTTTACCCCTCCCTGAATGAAGATCCCTTCCATATAAAGAGACTTCTTGCTGCCTTCACCATCACTTTCAACAATGATATTAGCATTGTCAAATGTTAGGTTTTCTCTGAG